AGTTCAAACGCCACAACGCTCAGTTATCGGATAGTTGACGCGGCTTATTTGCTTGTGCTTGATGGCGCTCGCTCTGGTAACGGCGCCGCTACGCAAATGAATTGGTGTGTCCGTGGCGCTGACCTTGCACAGTTTGCGGCGACGGACATGGGCGGGTATCTGAAAATTGCCGATGCAACTGTCTCAACATATGGAAACACCGGAACCAATATCGACACAGCCACCGGGGCCGTTGACGTTGCCGACTCGCTCATTCTTTCGCTTGGTGTCACTAAGTTGGGTTATTTGGCTAAGACTGCACCAGCGGGATACACAATCGACGCACAAGGTACGGCGGGCGGGAAGTCGGGCCACATTGCCAGCAAGGCAGGGCCGGCGGTCGGAACAGAAAACCCCGGCACATGGTCAGGCGGGAACACAGGCACCTTTAGGGGCTATACGCTCGTGATTGCGCCGCTCTAATTAATTCCAAAAAATCACGCCGTTGGGGCGGATAAAACGAAGGTGAATCAAATGGCTTTAAAACTATCTGCAGCCGTGCGGAACGCGCGCCTCGACGCAATCGAAACGGCAATCGGCACAAGCGCCAAACTGAAACTTTTCGGCGGCACAATTCCGGCGAACGTCGCGGCCGCTGACGCGGGGTCGCCGCTTGCGGTTCTTACCCTGCCTTCCGATTGGCTGGCCGCGGCCGCGGCCGGCGTTAAGGCGAAGTCGGGAACCTGGCAAGACCTAAGCGCCGACGCGACCGGCACCGCGACGCATTATCGTGTTTATGCGTCAGACGGCACGACTTGCCACCTGCAAGGCACCGTGACGGCGACCGGCGGCGGCGGCGATATGCAAGTCGACAATACGTCAATTGCAACCGCCCAAAATATCGAAGTTACGGCTTATTCGCTGACCGACGCGAACGCCTAATAATCCGGCCTCGGCCGGCGCCCATTTCAAAAACTTGCGCGCCCTGGGCAGGCGCTTTCTAATAAATGGAGTCCTGAAATGCCTACACCAGTAGACGAAATCGGCTTCGATGGCCTTATAATTGCCATCGGCGACGCCGCCGACCCGGAAGTTTTTACCGCGCGTTGCAGTATGAATAACTCGCGTTCATTCAACCGCTCGGGCGAAACCAAAACCCGCGTTATTCCTGATTGCGATTCGGATGCAACGCCGGGCTTTGTGAACACATACGTTACCAGCCTGTCGGCCGAGGTTTCCGGCTCGGGCGTCATGGAACGGGCCGACGGCGCGTTTTTCTCCGCCTGGTGGGCAACCGGCGAGTCGAAGAATATCGAAGTCATTGTCGGCGACGTGTCGAACGGCGGCGAAAAGCATAGCTTCGCGGCGCGCCTGACGTCTTTCAACATTAGCGCCGAGCGTAACGACGTTATTAACGCCGAAATCACGCTCGCGTCGCACGGCCCTGTAACAACGGCCGCGCTCGCATAAAATGACGAATAGGGACTCATTCGTTAGAACTGACGGCGTTCACACGGGCTATTTTGCCGGTGAGCGTCGTCAATTTGCGTTGCCTTTGTTTGGCGAACTTCGCACCTTGCAAGACCGTCACGACATGGGCCCGCTAGGCTTTGTGCAGCTATTCCAAAAGGGCCTATGGAAAAGCGACCATATAGTCGACGTTATCAAGTTCGGATTAATCGGCGCGGGCACACCCGAAAAAGACGCCGACGAACTAGTGCGCGAAGTTATTCGCTCGGGCCGGCTTTTGCAGTACGCCGGCCTTGCGCATGAAATAATGTTAGTAACGCTCGGCCCGCTCGAAGACGACGAGCCCGAGCCCGCAAAAAAAAAGCCGCGAAAAGCGCCGGCCAAAAAGGCCTAGCGATAGGGCCTAAAGGGCAAATGCCTTTTAAGGCTATGATAGGCGGCGTTGCTCAAATGGGTTTCGGAATTTCTGAAATGCGCACCTGGTCGCTGTGGGAATATCGCGCGCTAGTCGAAGGCTTTAACGCCGCGAACGCGCCGCCCGAGGAAACCAGCGACGACGCGCCGCCGATTGAGGCGCACCGCTCGCAAGTCGCAAAACTGAAAGCGCAAGGGGTTCTAAAATGAGTGAACGACTCTTATTGGCGCAAGTTAGTGTCGACATAACCCGGCTTGAACGGGCCATGAAACGCGCCGGCGTTGTGACCGAGCAAGCGGCCGGCCGAATGGAACAAAAATGGGAAAAGTCGACGCGGCGCATGTCCGCTTCGTCTGACCGTTTTTCCCGTGACGTTCGCCGCTTTGTTGCCGGCACCGCCGTTGCGCTCGCCGGCCGGGAGTTGATTTCTTACGCTGACCAGTGGACTCAGTTGGGAAATAAGGTTGCGGCCGCTGGCGAAGTCTCGAAAATGCAAGGCCGCGGGTTGCTGGAACTCGGCAAAGACGCCGCCGCGGCGCGTTCGAAAGTCGAGCCTTATGTCGACCTATATTCGCGCCTGTTGCGTGCGTCGGAAGGCGTCGCGAAAAGCGAAGCGGAAGTAGCCAAGGCAACGGGCCTTGTTTCGAAAGCTTTCGCCGCGGGCGGCGCGACGGCCGCGGAGGCTTCCGGCGGCATTCTTCAGCTTGGGCAAGCCCTTGGATCAGGCCAGCTTCAGGGCGATGAATTACGGGCGTTGAAGGAATCCGCGCCATTGGTCGCGAAGGCGATTGCCGATAGTCTCGGCGTATCGGTTGGCGCGCTTAAAAAGTTGGGCGCCGAGGGCAAGCTTACGAGTAAAGTCGTGTTTAAGGCGCTTCTTGAAGCCGAGGATATGATCGAAGGCGCTTTTGGCGTGACGCTTCCCGTTGCGACCGGCGCGGCCTCAATTGCCTTTGACCAGCTAGGCCTCAAAATCGGGAAGTTTCTTGAAGATTCGGGGCAGGTTCGCGCCGGTTCGGAAGCCCTGGCGTCGGTTATTGACTTCGTTGCCAATAATTTGGAAGCCTTCGCGAGCGCAACAATTATTGCCGGCGCGGCGCTTTCTGGAGCGCTCGGCGCGCAAGTGTTGCTTGCGACATATAACGGATTGATTGCCATAACCGGCGCGACCCGCGGTTTTGCCGCGGCAATGCTCTTGCTTCGCGCCGCGTCGGCGTTTCTTCTCGGCCCGGCTGGCATAATTATAGCCTTTGCAGCACTTAGCGCCGGCCTCGCCGCGGTTGTTATTCACGCAAAAAAGGCGGCCGACGAATTCGACGATTTGCGCACTGCCGCGACGACGGCCGGCTCGGCGCTCAAAACGTTCACCGAAACGGGTTCGCCTACAATTCTGCAACAACAAGCCGTCGACCTGTCCGCGATCAAGGAACAATATTACGGCATAGCGGCGGCCGCCATCGCCGCGGCCGAGGCGGAAAAGGAACGCCGAGTCGAGGCGCTTCTCGCCGAACGTCAAAAGGCGGCGGCCGGCCTCGGCGAACTGGAAAGCAGGCGCGGAAATCGAAACCTTAAGCGCGCCGGCAATCTGGAAAAGCGCCAAGGGCTAGACCGCGACATAGAACTCGCGCGAAACCTGCTTAACGAATACGACGCCGCAATCGCGGCCGCGGCGAACACGGCGATTCCATCTATTGCCGACCAATTGGCGAGCGGCGCTAAATCGGGCGGCGGCGCCGATTCCGGCCTCGGCGACGTTCAAAAGCAATTACTAAAAAGTCTGCAAGACGCATACAACGAAGCGACCGAATCCGAGTCGCAACAAATCAAGCGCGTTTATGCGGAACGCTTGGCCGCCATTGACGGCGCGAAGCTTTCGCAATCTGTCGCTGACGAAGCGAAGCGCCAAGCGCAAGCCGTCTATTTTGCCGACATGGGCAAGCTTAACGCCGAGGCCGAGGCGGCCGCACAAAAGCGATACGACGAAGACCAGAAACAGGCCGCGCAAGAAATCGACTTTTTAGGCCGGCTAGCGGATTCGCGCGACTATTTGTTCGGCCGCTTTGTGAGCATGTCGGCCCGCGAATACGAAGCGCGCCGGGCTGACATAAACGCGAATATCGAAGACGAAGTTAGGCGTAATGAGGCCTTGGCCATTCTCGCCGAGGACGAAGCCGAAAACCGGCGCCTTATGCGTGCCGACGCGTTCGCGCTCGACGAGCGAAGCGACCCGGAAGCCGAAGCGCAACAGGTTATCGACGCCGAAGAATTAAAACTTGAGATTTTGCGCGACTATCTGGAAAACGAACTTATAACCCGGCAACAATACGCCGACTTACGAAAAGAGATTGAGGCCGACACGGAAGCCGAAATATTGGCTATTCGCACGGCGTCGGCGCAAGCGCAGTTTTCATCCTATCAATCACTATTCGGCGGCCTTGCCGGCCTGGCGCAAGCCTTCGCCGGCAAATCGTCGGGCATATATAAGGCGCTATTCCTAGCCGAGAAAGCGGCCGCGCTCGGCTCGGCTTATGTCGCGATGAATCTGGCCGTTGCAAAGGCGAACGCGTCGGCGCCTTACCCGTTTAACCTGCCGGCGATCACGGCCGCGAAAGTGCAGGGCATTTCCTCAATCGTTGGAATCGCGGCTTCCACTGTCTCGGGCTTCAAGTCGGGCGGCTATACCGGCGCCGGCGACCCGAACGCCGAAGCCGGCGTCGTGCACCGCGGCGAATACGTTTTCGACGCCAAGGCAACGCGCCGGCTCGGCGTCGATAATTTGCGCGCAATCGCCGCCGGCAACGTTCCGGCCGGTTCAATCCCTGTTGCAAAAAGCGGCGGCCGCATGGGGGGTTCGTTTAGCTTCGGCGACACTGTTTTGACCGTCTCGGGCAATGGCGCCGACGAAATACGCGCCGAACTTAGCGACACGCTCGCCGCGCATCGCGCCGGCATAATTCGAGACGTGCAGCGCAATTTCCCGCGAATGCTCGGCACCGAAAATTCACGAACTACGCCGCGACATGAAAGGGGCCGTCTATGAGCGTTCAGGGGCTCGACTGTATCGGCATAACTGACGCCGAATTTACGCCGAACAATGTTCAAACCAGCCGGCGCACGAACGCGGGCGGCTCGCAGGTTCTCACAACCGGGCTCGGGTTCTGGACGGCAAAACTAAGGATCGAAACGCCGACCCGGCAAGCCTTTTCGGTTTGGGATTCATGGGCGACGGCGCGTCAGGCAAGCCGCTATCCCTTCTTGCTCGGCCGAACGTTTCGCAACACGCCGCGCGGCGGCGCCGTAACCGACTCGAGCCTGACGCTTACCAGCGTAAACGCGGCGGCCGGCACAATCACGCTAGGCGGCGCCGGCACATACACGGCGCGCATGGGCGACATGATTTCATATAAGACCGCGGCCGGCGGGTATTGGCTCGGCACCGTTCTGCAAAACGTTGTCGCCGGCGGCGGATCCCTAACGCTTCCGGTTTGGCCTATGCCGCTTCCCGCGAACGTGACGCCGAAACCGCGGCGCATGTCTGCTTTCGGCGAATTCACGATTTCGCGCGTTCGTAAGTCAGAAACGTTCGAACCGAACTATTTTGAATTCGAAGCCGAGCAAGTGAACCGCACGCCGTCGGACGAACCTTCGCCATTGATCGCGCCAAACCAAGGCGAGTCACTGGCTTACGCCGAGACGCTCGCGCTATGAGCGGCGATTACGGGCTTCCGGCCGTCTGGTTTGTTGACGTCTTTTTAGACGCGTCAACGCTTCGCGTTTGCAACGCGTTTACCGATATAACCTACGACGGGAATACATATTCAGGCCTCGGCGCGCGCCTGGTTCCGCCTGGCGATATTGACCGCGCGGCCGACCTGAAAAGCCAAAAGTTCAAGGTTCAATTTGATTCGTCGCGTCAAACCGACGGCGCCGATTTCGTCGGCGTCTTGCTCGACTCGCAATGGCGCCGCCGGCCCGTGCGCGTGCGCTACGCAACCGGCGCGGGCGGTTACGACTTTTCTTCGCCGTTCGTCGTTACTGACGAAATAGGCCGCATTGAAGACCTAAAGGACCGCATACAAGCCGGCCGGCCTGCAACGCTCGACATGGAAATAGAATCCGGCGCGCTTGTATTCCTTGAACGCCGAAATCAGACACGAAGCCCGGCCAATCAAAAGGCGGCTTTCGCTGGCGACCTGTTTTTCGACTATGCGCTAAAGCTGGACGGCGTCACGTTGCCTTGGCGCACGAAACACGCGCGCGCCGGCAAGGTTCAACTGCAATTCGACGTCGCCGAGGCCGAAACGCGGCAAATGTTGCTAGGCCGAGGCCTGACAAAAGGTTCGTTTGTTTACGCGGCGACGCACGGGCAGCAACGCAAATATTGGTCGAACGTTTACGCGCTCGCGGATCACCAGTGCGAAAAACTCGAAACGCTATACGTGAACGGCGAGGAAGTGCTCGCGGGCGCCACGCTGGCGCATGGCGTGCGAACGGCCCTAACCGCGTTTGCCTCGGGCGGGACTCGGCTTTGGATTACCTGGTACGACGGCCGGCACGACCAGACGGCCGACTCCTATTTGGTTTCTGCAACGTCTGGCCAGCCGCTCGCCTGGACGTCGGCGCACCGCGGCCGC